TGGCTGGAGAGGCATGGGGGACTGGTGCATCGTGCAATCCTCTAGCCGCCAAGACCGCGACCATATCCAGTTTTCTTTGACTGAGGTAACCAGTGTCCGTATCGACGCTGAAACAAATCTGACTCGCGCCCAGTTCGATACAAGTAACGAGGCTGCCGACCCGTATCTCTACCTCAGAGAAGATACGGACTCTGATCAGGGGGACCACTCAGGGGATACGGACAGCATCGCACCCGGCGGCACGATTGAAACGGACGATGACGGTGGGAGCGACTGTGGAAGCACTTGCACCAACCCGCCTAGCAGTGCGGTGGATGTGGATGAGACACCCACTATTACCTACTGCGACACCGGAGGGGCTTGCTCTGATGGTGTCCCCGTGATCGACAACGTGAGTGATCAGTGGGATGCCCGCATTGTCCGCACGGACATGGCTGTGGGTAACTATGTGGTGCAGGCTTCGGTTTACAACACAACGAACAGCGGTTGGTACCGCCTGACCATTGAAGAGGTTGAATGATGAAAGTTTGGATCGACCAAGACCTCTGTACTGGTGACGGCCTTTGTGCCGAGATTTGCCCCGACATCTTCGAGATGCACGACGACGGGTTGGCTTACGTCAAAGAAGTCGGATGGCCCACGATGTACGGACCTGATGGGGCAGCCAAGGGGGAACCTGTCTACCAGATGGCTACGGGTTTAGCCGGTGTCCCTGAGGAGCATTTGGAGGCTGTTATTGAATCTGCCGACGAATGCCCCGGTGAGTGCATCTATATTGAGATAGAATAGGGATAGAAGGAGAAGTGATGACTGTCTTAGTACATGAAACCTTTAAAGAGGGCTGGCAAGACTCGTGGAAGGGCGACATCAAGAACGCCTATGTGAGTGGCGACTCGCTACGGCTGATGTTCCGAAACGGTGACCACTATGGTTGCGCCCTCTATCAAGAGGTGCCACCCTGTCGCCATGTGAAGGTGTCCTACATGGTCAGGGCGCTTGGCAACTGGAACTCCCACAGTACGGGAAAGACACTGGGATTTGCCGATCTGCGGTACAAGAACGCCAGAGGCCAATCCTACGGACATGGCAACAGGCAGCCTAACCCCGACGGCTTCTCGTTCCGCACATGGTTCGGCAAGACCAAGGATGGCTTCATGCCTATCGGTATGTATTTCTACCATCTGGGTCAGGGTCCAAAGTGGGGGGATTCCATCAAGGTCGGGCAACTCAAGGTGGGCGGTACTGCTGTTCTCTTTGAGTGTGAGGCCGATTTCGATGAGGGTTTCATCCGTGCCCGACTGGACGGCGGCGACTGGGTTAGACATAACCTAGTTGTAACAGATAAAACTGCTGTTACTTGGGCATGGTTGGACGCCTACTACGGCGGACCTGCTGTCTCCCCCGACAACATGGCATGGGACATCTCCGACTACAAGTTGGAGAACCTCGGTACCGATCTTGCCGACCCCGGCATTGACTGGGACGCCATCGCCAAGATGGTTGCTGAGAAGGAAGAGGCCGCTAAGGAAACCGCAGCATCTGAGAATCCGGTACCACTAATCAAAGGGAGCATCTCTGACCGTCTTCGTGCGTTGGCTGATGAGTTAGAGGGCACCTGATACACTGTAATAGTCCTACAAACCGTTCCAACGAAAGGGCACTACGTGGACGTAGACAACATTCAACTCAATCCCCAGACGGTCATCAACGAACTTCAGTCACGGCTGAATGCTTTGCAGGGCGAGAACGTCGTGCTGGCGTCGATGGTAACTGAACTTCGGTCCCTTCTGGCGGAGTCACAGGACGAGGAGTCTGCCGAGGATGCCGAGGAATAAAGGTGGCCTAGGTCCCAACTGGCAGGGCTTTGACAGTTATCTGACTGAGGAGTTCAAATCATCAGTTTCTACGTCTGGGCCTCTTGATCCGCAACACTTCGATGCTCGTGACGAGCCCACGACAGCCGACAGACAGCAGGCAGGATCTGCTACCTACTCGTTCTCCATTGAGCGGGAGAAGGAGCGACAGGAACTCGGCCCTGAAGAAGAGCAACCAACTGGGTTTATCGCACCACAGGTAAACGGGGTTGACTTCAACAGTACCCGTGTAGCGTGGTATCGCTACGTGCCCAACGACCCCAACGATATGACTGACGCTGGGCTGGGCACTATCTTCATGCGCTTTATCAAGCGCGGGGACCAGTACCGTTATGACAGCATACCCTTCGCTGTGTACGCATCCATGACCGGACAAGGGGTGTCTAGGGGGAAGTTTGTTAACAGTACCTTGAACCATTACCCGTACACCAAGGTAGGTAGTAACGATGAGGCTGGTGTGTTCTTTAACTGATGTACTGGTTCAGTATGGCAGCCCTGTTCTGCGCTGGGATCGTAGCGCTGTTGGGGTGGTATGAACTTAAGAAGTAGGGTCATAGGGTACTCCCCTCTGGCTCTGGGGGTCTTGTTACTCCCTGCACTTCCCTTTATGCGAGGGTGGTGGTTACTCGGCACGGGTGTGGCTGGTATGCTCTGTTGGTGGCTAGTACTGAGAAACACACTGGACTTAGTACAAGGGGTGGGGCCTGTGTACTGGTTGACACGCCAGACGGACGTAAAGAAGATCGGGATACAGAGTTCCTTTATGAGGGAAACCGACTACCCGTGGAGGAATGGTCGTGGGATTCAGGCTGTGGTCCCGTATCGGACCTTTCAGGTCGGGGTCTGCAAACCCTCTGAGCACTACACAAAGGAAGAGGGCCTACTCCACTCGTTGGTGGGTAGGAGACTTTCCAGTAAACCAAAGGAGATTAGAGAGTGGCACTGAAGTTTTGGGGTGACAGTAAGACCCATGCCGTTGCTACCTTTGATCGTCCTTCTCGTGTTACCCAGATGAGCACGTCGGATCTGAGGGACTGGATGGACCTAGAGATCATGCACCTTGGTGAGGCGTTTGATAGGTGGCGTCACCACGGATATGGTGGTGACGACGTTACCGCCCGAGTAGAGATGCTTGCCGCTATGTGGGATGAACTAGCGGAGCGTGACGAATGAGTGTCGCTACCGAAACTGAGGAACAGGCGGGCTTTGATGACATTCCCGAGTTGGACATTGATGTCGAACTGGATGAAGCATCCAATGAGTTTGTCTCTGAGTTGGTTAAGAAGTTAGTACTGTTCACAGAGGAGTTCTGTGGTGTAGAGTTCTTCCCTTATCAGATTCCCATAGCCTACAGGTTCATTGAGTCTGTTGTTGTCGGAGACGGTGAAGAACTGACCCTCATAGCCACCCGCCAGAGTGGTAAGTCAGAGGTGTTGTCCAACGTCATTGCCTCCATGATGGTTATTCTTCCCAAACTGTCCAAGATTTATCCTGTGTGGCTGTCTAAGTTCAGCAGAGGGTTCTGGTGCGGGGTGTTTGCTCCTACTGAAGATCAGGCTGACACCGTGTTTAGTCGTATTGTTTCCCGGCTAACCAGTGATCACGCCTTGGAGTTCCTGCTTGACCCGGAGATTGACGACAAGGCTTCGTCAGGTGGAGCACGAGGTAAGGGTAAGATTGTCTCGCTGAAGAACTCCGGGTCACTCTGTCGGATGCAGACTTGTAACCCCAAGGCCAAGATTGAGTCGAAGACGTACCACTTCGCTGTTGTGGATGAGGCGCAGGGAGCCGACGAGTATGTGATTGCCAAGTCCATCAAGCCCATGTTGGCGTTCAACAATGGCACCATTGCTCTAACTGGTACTGCTACTCGTAACAAGTCGTACTTCTACAAGATGATTCAGTTTAATAAACGTCGGGACATCAACAAGAAGCGCGGGCAGCGCACGTCTCACTTTGAGTATGACTGGACCGTAGCGGCTAAGTACAACGAGAACTACGGCAAGTTCATTAGAAAGGAGAAGGTGCGTATTGGGGAGGACTCAGACGAGTTTCGCATGTCCTACCTCAACCACTGGATGCTTGAGAAGGGGATGTTCGTCACTGAGGAGCGTCTGGACCGTCTGTATGACACCTCCATGCAACTGGTTCCAGAGTGGTGGCGTACTCCCATTGTCATCGGCATCGACGTGGCTCGGTCCAACGATTCCACAGTCGCCACGGCTGTGTGGGTTGACTGGGATCACCCCGATGGTTTGGGGTTCTTTGAGCATCGGGTCCTGAACTGGCTGGAAATACATGATACGGACTGGGAGTCTCAGTACTTCAAACTCGTGGACTTCGTGCGTAACTATGACGTTCTGCGTGTCGGGATTGACGCCCAAGGCGTGGGGGGAGCCGTGTCCGAGCGTCTGGCCCTGTTGCTGCCAGACATTGAGGTGCTTGGTCTCTCCTCCGATGCAAAGGCCCAGAACGAGCGCTGGGTACACTTAACTGAGTTGATTCAGCGTGACCAACTGGTCATTCCGGGGCACTCAAAGGCTAAGAGAACTCGCCGTTGGAAGAAGTTTAACCAGCAGATGGTGGACTTAGAGAGGATCAACAGAGGACCATACCTGCTTGCTGAAGCCCCTGAGGAACGGGGGGCTTTCGATGACTACCCCGACAGCCTAGCCTTGGCCTGTTGCTTGACAGTATACGATGTTATGCCAACTGTGTCCGTTGCTGAAAATCCATTCTTCGTTTAGTGGTATTATAGAGGTCAGGTACCTACCCGTATTCCCCGGAGGATTTCATGGCTAATGTAGCAAACCCAACAGTCGCTCCCGCAGCGCAGTTCCCTGAACGCGGACCCGAGGTCGGTAGCCACGGGTTTGAGCGTGTTATCGGACCCGACGTGCCAATGCAGCGTGGCCCACTTCGCTTTGAAGAGGGTGTCGCTACCGATACTGACGTGCCCAACGATTTCATGGTTGGCTCTCAGATAGACGTTTCGTCGGCCCCCGGTCGTGCTAACCACAACAACCCGGCGATGTTCTACAAGCCCGCCGAGCAGACGATGGCAGAACGTGCCCACGTCGGCTCCGCCTCATGGATTGAGGCTCCGTCGGTCCTTGGAGAGTTCGTTCAGGGTGTCGTGGCTGGAGATGGAATGCCCAAGTTTGAGCGTTCCTTCAACTCTGGCGCACACATGAATCGACCGAGCGCAGTTCGCGTCAACGACTGATCCCCGTTCACAACTAGGACGGGTACAGGGCCGTGGCTCAATCACAGTATACGATTGCCAGCGGCCAGCAGTTTGGTGCGGTAGTAAACCGCATGGTCAACATGGGTATGCACCTGCCTGACTCTGTAGTAGATAGAGGAATGGACTGGTACCCATCAGTACACGAGATTGTTAAAGGACAGTCACGAGATGCTGGGTTATCTCTATCTCAGGGCTCAGGTATTGTTGCCGCTGTCTCCCCTAACGTAGAGTTTGCTTCTAAGAACATAAAGGCCCTTGAGGAGATAGGAAATCTATCTCCCCAGAACTGGGATGACATCCACAGGAGCGCTTCCCGTAGATTCCCGACGGGGCATCAACACGCTGGCAATCAGATGCCACGGCTACCAGAAGTTTCGGCCATGCTGAGTGAGGTAGTACCTTCAATATCTGGGGTGTATGACGATGGATTCGCCAAGGCTCACCGCATTCTGCAAGGGCAGGAGTGGAGGGATGTCCTCACGGCTCCAAAGACCCATTCGTTCGCAGAGAACATTGAGGACCCCAGTTCCACGAAGACTACGGTGGACGGACGGTTTGCAGACGTTATTGCCAACAAGCGGGTACCGTGGAAGGACGAGCGCGGTTTAACGAAGGCTAGGGACGGCAGGGGGCTAACCGGAGTGGGGAGGGGGTCCTACCAACGGGGTGAGTCCCGTTATGACTCTTTTGAGCGGGTGACCGACACCGTGCGGGATCGCTTGGGTGGGAGTGATCCTCGCTTTGCAGGTGCTTCGTCCAAGGACATTCAGGCGACTCTATGGGTTGGGGCTGAGGGGATTGAACGCTCACAACTTACTCAGAAGGGCACGCAAAGGACCGACGGTGAGCGCCGAGCAGGGCAGCCCTATGTGACTCCTAGCGGCCAGCCGTTGGAACGTGACTCACACTTCTGGGATCAAGCATGACCGAAGCATGGGGACTCGTCGTGGCGGCACTGGTCACCGGCACATTCGGTGTACTGGGAGTCCTGCTACGTAGCCTCCGCAGTGAGAACCGCCGGGACCACGCTGTGGTAGCCAACAAACTTACCGGCCTCGCCCGTGCTCTTGAGTTGATCAAGGGCTCTGTGGACCACAATGGTGAGATCCTGAACGACCACTTGGAGTGGCACAAGGAACCTACCAAGCCCCCTAAAAAGAAGAAGACACCTGCCAAGAAGTGAAGTGCTCACCTGAAGGTGTTGTGTCGTGTAACATGAGTAGTAGCAGAAGGAGTACTTGCTTTGATGGACGCTCAGACCGTAACCCTTGTGGAGGCCCTAGAGACCCCTCTTCGGAGCCCACGACCCCGTGACTGCCTGTTTGCTCGTGTCAGCGATGGGCTGGAGGAGGAAGAGCAGACAGCCCTGAATAAGGCGTTGGATAAGATCCGATCTGACCTTAATAACGGACAGCGTAAGGTCTATTCCACAGCATGGCTGGCGACGGTGCTCACCAGTCAGGGGTACAGCATCTCGGCAGCAACGATTCAACGTCATTTGCGAGAGTCGTGTGGTTGTTACGCCAATGGTGAAACCCAGTGAGTACGTCTAGCGAACTATCCAAACGCTTGGGCAACGGCCCACCCAAGCAGGCCCTAGGCAAACTGGCTGACCTGCTGGATCGGCATAATATAGACTTAGAGGAGATAGGGGACATCAAGAAGGTGTCCCTGTACCAGTCTCTAACGAAGGACGCCGATGGTGAGGCTCAGATACATGATCTGGTTGGTATTCAGATTTCGCCATCGTGGGAAGCGGGCCCGGAGTGGCCCGTCATCCACCCCGGACCCATCATCAAACTTCCCAAGGGTGCTACCCCCACCAAAAAGAAGACGGCGTTAAAGACCTGTGTCGTACTACCCGACATGCAGATCGGGTACTTCCGAAACAAGGATGGGGAACTGGAGGGAACTCACGACGAGGAGGCCATAGCGTTGGCTGTGGCAATGGTCTCCGACATCAAGCCCGAGTTGCTGGTGCTGGTCGGAGACAATCTGGACCTCCCAGAGTTGGGTAAATACCGTCTGGCTCCAGCCTTCCAACAGACCACCCAAGCATCGGTGGACCGGGCCACAGAGATTTGCGCCCAGTTGAGGGCTGCTGCTCCCCATGCTGAGATCAAGTGGTTGGCGGGCAACCACGAGGAGAGGCTGACCAACTTCATGTTGGACAACGCTGCCGCAGCCTTCGGTATCCGTGTCGGTACTCGCCCAGAAAGTTGGCCGGTTCTAAGTGTCCCCGGCCTGTGCAGGTTGGACGACTTCGACATTGAGTACCTTGCTGGGTACCCCGCTTCCTGTGTGTGGATCAATGAGCACATCAAGGTCATCCACGGCGACATGGTCAGGTCTAATGGTAGTACCGCTCATGCCTACCTGAACCGTGAGAAGGTATCGGTACTCTATGGGCATATACATCGTCGTGAGTGGGCAGAGATGACTCGGGAAGACTATGACGGTCCTAGGACTGTCGTCGCAGCGTCACCCGGCTGCTTGGCTAGAATCGACGGAGCGGTGCCATCCACTAGGGGGGGCACCGACTTAGACGGCAGGCCCTTGATGAGACACGAGAACTGGCAACAGGGCCTCT